GCGACCGGGAACCCGCCGGCCGGCTGGATGACGACGCCGGGGTCTTGCCGCTGGAGCGGTGGCATAGGAGATTTCCTCGTTAAACCGGAGGCTGCGATGCTGCGAAAAGTAATTCTCTCTCTCGCCCTGGCGCTATGCACAGCGCCGGCAGCCATTCAGGCTCAGCCAAAAGAACGAGTCAGCTTCCCGGTCTTCATGCGCGACTGTGTGGCGTGGAGCATTCCCGAACTCGACGATCGCGTCAGCTCAGCAGAGGTCGTCGCCGATGCGGCGATCCAGAACTGCTGGATCGGAGGCGGCAGCAGCGCGATGACGCTGTACGGGATTGATAAGGGATTCTCGCCCAGCCAGGCAGCCGACTACTGGGTCGAGATTCGCAAGGTTCTGCGAGAAAAGGCGATAATCGCTGTGCTCAAGCGCCGCGCAGCGGCCAGCAAGGCCAAAGGATAATCGGCAGGTAGCGCTAGGGCGCCGCCCCGCTGCCGCTGGGACCGCCGCCAAGGTCGAACTTGGGGAAGCCGAACGTGGCGAGCCCGGCCATGCCGATCGTCCGGACGGCGCCGAGGATGCCCTGGGTGCGCGACATGCCGGCCATGCTCATGTACTGCGCGTACTGGCGGTCGGCGTTCATCTTGGCGAAGGAGAGCATGCGCGAACGGCTCTCTCCCATGAACCGGATATTGCCGATGTCCTCGTCGGCCGATGCCTTGTCGTAGTCCTGGATCACGTCGAAGCTCGACCCCTGCTCGCCCGAGATCCCGCTCATCGCCTGGGCGGCGCGGTTGGCCGAGAGAAGGCGGGCAAGGCCGCGCCGGCGCTGCAGCTCCTCCTGCTGGGCCTGCAGACGGACCTGGGCGCCTTGCAGCTCGTACTCCGCGCCCTGCACCATGGCGCCGCCTGCCGCCGCCTCGTAGCCGCCGGCCTGCGCGTTGCCGGCGGCTATCGAGGAGAAGGCGTTGAGCGCGGTGGTGCCCGCCATCAGGGCCATCTGCGCACTCATGACGGTCAGACCTCCACTTCAGTGACGAGAGAATTGAGCGTGAAGGGCAGCGGGTACGGCGCCCTGATCACGATGTCGCTGCTCGGTTTCCAGCCGAGCATCCAGGCCTTGAACGCGCCGGTGTAGCGCGGCGGCGCCTGGCCCGGATCGTCGTCGGGCGCGATGCTGCTGATATGCTTGTTCTTGATCTGGCAGGACAACGTCTCGACGAGATTGGCCGTGCACGACACATAGCGCTTGGGCAGGCCCACGCTGACGCCGTCGGCGAGCTGGACGTGCTGCGGCAGCGGGATCACCCGGGGCTCGAAGTTGAAGCCGATCTCGATCTCCGTGATCTCGGTCGGCGCCTCGACCATGCCGGTGACGGCATCGACCGTCGCGGTGCCGAGATAGAGATCGCCCGAGCGCATGTGGACCTCGGCTCCCTTGTGCAGGTTGAACGGCCCCCAGCTCGTGGCGGCCGGACCCGAGGCGACGGCCGAGAAGTCGAGGAAGCGGCTTGTGTCGAAGATCTCCAGATAGAGGGCGGTGACGCCATTCACCGTGCGCTCGACGACGGCCCACACCTCGGCATCGACGACGCCGAGCCGCCTGTACGATCCCTCGGTGCTCCAGTAGCTCCAGCCCGCGATGTTCTCCTTGCGGACCTTGGCCAGCACCGCGATCGTGCCGTCGTCGTTGCTGACGTAGGCGCGGCTCTCCTGCTCCTCGCCCTCGCCTTCCATCTGCACGTCGAGATCCCGCGGCCCCGACAGCAGGCTCTTGCTCATGAAGGTGAGCGCGTCGGAGGCGTAGCTGGTCTGCACGGCGTCGAACACGAACTCGCGCAGCGCCCGCGCCTTGCGGGTGACGAAGACCGTCGTCTGGTCGAACTGGCGGGCCTGCAGGGCGGCGCTGCCGAAGCCCGACTGCTGCTCGACCGACACCGTTCCCGGCGTCAGCGCCACGCTGTCGGGCTTGGGCACATAGAACTCGCCATGGGTGGTGAAGATCTGCAGATGCACGTTCGACACCATCGAGACGATCTCGGCGACGCGCCGGGCATAGATCGGCGCCTTGATCGCGTCGTCGTCGGCGCCGGTGCCGAGATCCATGTTGAAGGGATCGTTCAGGCTCGATCCCCACAGCACGTTGGGGCAGTCGCGGCCGCCGCCGATCCACAGCCGCTGCAGGTGCAGGCAGAAGCAGCGCGCCCAGCCGTGCACGGCGCTGAAGGCCTGCTCGTCCCAGTCGTAGTCGGCCGTCGCCGCCGGCGCCGCCTGGTCGAGCGTGCCCGTCACCGTCGTTGCATTGGTGAAGCCGGTGACGCTGATCTGGCACTTGCGGTAGCGGATCTTGGTGCCGACGTGGCTCGCCGTGAACACGCCGGCCGAGGCCGTCGCCGTGACCGCGCCGACCGAAGCGGTGGAGAGAGAGAGCGTCGTCAGTGCCGGCGCGAACTTGTGGTAGGCCTGGTAGACGATCGTGCCGGCCGCGTCGGTCGCCCAGGCGAAGGCGCCGATGGTGAAGCTCGAGAAGCCGGTGCGGGTAATCACCTGCGTCTCGAAGTCCGGATGGCTGACGAACATCTTGTCGAGCTGCTGCTCGAAGGCCATCTCGCCCGAGGCGATCTGCCCCGCGGTCCACGGTCCGGCGACCGTCGCGAGATAGGTGCGCGTGATCTTGTCCCAGACGTCGACGGCGCTGTCGTAGAACAGGAGGCAGTAGGCCTGGCTCGAGGAGAACACGAAGCTCTCGATCTGGTAGTCGCTGCCGGCGAGCTTGGCGCGTACGTCGCCGCCGGGCCTGCGGGTCGCGCCGCCCTGGGGCAGGACGCGGCAGTTGCCGATCTCCTTGGCGCCGTTCCTGTAGGCGGCGAGGTCGAGATGGTCGCGCACCTTGTCGTCGAGCATGCCCGACGTGAAGTTGGTCTGGACCGTCCTAAGCGGCATCGGGGTCTCCGCGCACGCCGAACCGGCGCCGGCGCAGCGCCGTCATCCTGGCCCGCCGCGGCGACTTCGACTGGCTGTCGCGGGTCTTGGCCCGCATGAACTGCACCTCGGCGCTGTTCCGGAAATCCGCCATCTGCTTGGCGTTGCGCGTCACCGACTGGGCGAAGGTCTGGGCCAGGGTGAAGATCACGTAGAGCGTGAACTGCGGCAGCCAGTAGGCTTCCTCGACGCGATACTGATAATGCGCCACCAGCGCGGCGGTCTCCGGCTCGCTGGCATAGATCAGGTTCTTCACGATGTCGTAGGTCACGGGCCGGTCGCCGGTGTAGACGCTCTCGATCTGCAGCGGCCGGCCGGCGTCGAGCGTCGGGTAATGCCAGGCGTTCTCGTAGCGGTCGAGCGGATCGTCGGCGGCCGGCTCGAGCTCCATCTCCCCCGAGGCGAAGCGCCAGGGATAGGCGCTGAGGCAGGCCGCGACGATGACCTCGTAGAGGGTGGCCGCCACGACGACCTCGTCACGGTCGGTCTCGTTGAAGCTCGACAGCGGCTCCAGCCCGCACAGCACCATGGCGCGGGAGCACACCTCCTCGGGCGTGACGGGCAGGTTTTCGAGCGCCATCGGACCTCCTCACGAAAAAGGGCGCAAGACCGGCTGCTGGCCCTGCGCCCCTTCCCTCTCCCCTCGGCCGAACGTCAGGAGCGCGACGCGCTCGACAGACAGGTGACGGTCGAGCTGCTGCTGAGCAGGATCGACACGTCGAAGTGGACCTCCGTGCCGCCCACCACGGCGCGGCAATGGATGATGTCGCCGGGATTGAGCCGGGCATAGACCGGCAGGAAGTAGTCCGCGGCGATAACGGTGTTCTTCGCGTCGCCCGTCTCGTAGGTCCACACCTTCGAATAGGCGCCGGTGCCCACGAGAGAGAGCTTGGTCTGGTCGAAACCCGCCATGTGTCACGCCCTCCTTAGGCGACCTTGAGGCTGCACTTGATGACGCCCAGCGTGTCGATCAGGCAGGCGTTCTTCTGCAGCTTGTTGAGCGCCCACCAGGCGGCGCGGGTGCCCTCGTAGGTGATACGGCTGTCGACGTCCTGGCCGATCGCCAGGCCGGCGGCGCCGCGGTGGAAGGCGTAGTTGGTCTCGTTGGTCGAGCGGCTGTAGCCCGACCACGGCAGCCAGGTGAAGCCCATCCAGCGCTTGGCCTGGGTGGCGTTCTTGAACGGCAGCTCGTCGGCGCCGACGTACTGGCTGTTCGAGAACTGCTGCAGGGCCATCAGCTTGCCCCACTGCGACCAGCCCACGACCGCGTAGCGGCCGCCGTCGTCGGGCACGTCGTTGTTGCCCATCTTGACCATCAGCGCGGTCGCCCAGGCGAGCGTGGCGCCGTTGGTCGTCTCGTCCTCGGTCGTGGTCGAGCCCGAGAAGGCCGTCACGATCAGCTCGTCGGTCTTGCGGCCGAGCGCGTAGGCGCCGGCATTCATGCTGATCTGCATCTCGTCGTGCTCGATGCGCAGCAGGTCGAGATCGTCGATGAAGTCGCCGGCGTACCAGTCCTCCGTCGTGACGTCGACGTAGGTGTGCGCGTTGTTCATCGGCGGGATCACGGCATGACGCGCCTTCTGGGTGGCGACGCCGGCGCCGTACTTCTGGAAGCGGGTCTTGTTCTTGACGCCGCTGCGGCTGCGGATCAGCGAAGAGAAGATCGAGCTCTTGCGCTGGTAGGCTTCGTGAACGCCGGTCTCGAACTCCATCACGAAGGCCTGATCGATCGTCGGATTGGGCATTGTCCGTCCAGGAACTGTGGTTGCAGTGTCGGGCTGGACGGTTGGTCCCGATCGGTCTGGGCCGGTGAGGTTGATCCCCGCGTGGCGGGGGCCTCGGGCTACAGGGCGGGGCCGTGGCCTGCGGGCGGAGATTTACCCGTCCGCAGGCCGACGGCTATTCACATCGCTAGGCCGCGCCGCTCTTCGCAAGTCGGGCGTAGCCCGCCCGCACCTGCTGGACGAACTGCTTGTCGGGACCGCCGGGGCGGCCCTCGCCCGTATAGCGGGGATCGCGCTGCATCTTCGCGAGATCTTCCCGGGTGTAGGCTTCGCTCTGCACGTCGCCCTTCTCCGGCACGAACGGCGGATGGCCGCTCAGCGTCATCAGCTGCTCGACGGCCTGGATCGAGCGCGCCGAGGAGGGCAGCGTGGCGAAGAAGCCGTAGTTCTCGGCGCTGAGGTTGCCCTTGAGGAACGCCGTCACCCGCGCCTCACGCTTCTCGGCGACCGCCTCGCCGCCCAGCGCCTTGGCCTCGTCGGGCCAGTTCGGCAACGCCTTGATCGTCGCCTCGACGTAGCCCTTCACGACGTCGTGGAACTCCTCGTTCGTGAGGCCGTGCCTGTGCGCGACCTCCTTCATGTAGCCGAGCAGCGGGTCGTTCTCGATCACCTGCACCTGGCGGTCTCCGACCTTGAGGCCGAAGCCCTCGACCTCCTTGCCGTCGGCGCCCTTGAACTTCAGCTTCTCGGCGGTCGGCGTGTAGAGCTCGGCCTTCTCCGGCCGGTTCTTCAGGCGCTCCGTCTCGATCTCGGCCGCGATCTCCTTGCGCAAACCGTCGCGCCGGCTGAACTGCGCCTGCTCGAGCTCGCGGTGCGCCTGCATCAGCTTGCCGACGTCGACGCTCTTCCTGCCGTCCTTCTCGACGACGAACTTCTCGGGCACCTTGTGGCCCTGGAACGGCGTGCCTCTCAGCGGATCCTTGAGCACGCCCTGCTCGTGGGTGCGCGCCATGTTCCAGATCTCGTTGGGCTGCTTGCCCTCGATCGACTTCGGGTCGAAGCCCTCGATCTTGGCGAGATAGTCGGTGGCGAGCTTGACCTGGTCGACGCTGGCGGCGGTTTCGGGACCGAGATCGCCAAACTGGCCGCCATCTCCGCCGCCACCGCCACCGCCGTCGTCCCCGCCGTCTGGCGCGTACATCGGCAGCTTGTTCCACCACTGGAAATTCATCGCTTTTTCTCCTTCTGATTAACCAGGACATTTGATCCGCACGGCACCCGGCAGGTGTCCACCGCCGGCGTGCTTTGTGCAGGCCTCGTAGTTGTGGTCTCGACCGCCGCAGTACGTACAGCGCAGATGGAGACGCGCAGTGCTACCACGATGGGTCTTTGGGCAGTGTGTCTCGGGGTGGTTCTCTGAACCGCAATAGCCGCACCTCATGCTTCGAGCGCCCGCTTCATGCGCTGCATCAGCATGGCGACCAGCCGGCGCTGGCCCTCCATCTCGCGAAGCTGCTCGGTGCTCGCCTCGACCGGCAGCACGGTGCGCAGCGTGATCCCCTGCAGCCAGTCCATCAGGCGCCGGCCGTGCTCGTTGTTGAGCGCCAGGTGCACGATGCGGTCGATCTCGTCGTTCAGCGGCTCGGGGTACGAGCGCCCGTCGATCGAGCGCACCATCGCCACCGGCTTGCGCTGGCCGCCGGCGACGCGGCCGCGAACCGGCTTCACTGGCCGCCCGCCTTCATCAGCGGCGCCAGCAGCGCCATCGGATCGCCGCCCGCGCCGGGACCGCCCGGCCCCATCGCCTGACCTGCCGCGGCGCCGGCCTGCGAGCCCAGCGCCTTGAGGTCGTCGGGCGTGTTCTTCAGCCTGAGCGGCACGCCGTTGCGCCGGAAGACCTCGGCGCCGGTCTCCTCGAGCCTGAACATCATGCCCGACGTGCCGGCGCCGAAGATCGCGTTGATCTGCCCGGCCGCCTGCATCACCTCCTGCATGAACACCGCGTCCTGGCCGCGCAGGAACGGGCTCTTGGGGTGGAGCTTGAGCCGCTTGCCGTCGACGCGCAGACCGATCGAATCGAGGATGCCCTGGCGCTCGAAGATCCAGATCGTGCGATTGACGAGGTTGGCGATGCCCTCGTGGGTGATTCGGCTGCCGGGCGTGGCGATGTCGCGGGCGTTGTCGGCGCGGCGCTGGCTGACCTCGTAGGCCGAGTAGGGCGTGTCGCCGGGGCTGTCCATCTCGTCGACCAGCAGGCCGCGCTTGATGTTCATCTGCATCTTGTCGAGCACCAGCTCGCTGACGTCGAACTGCGCGCCAGACTGCAGCGGCTCGATCTTGCCCTCGCGGCTCTTCGGGATGAACGTCCCCGGCGCGAAGGTGACGCTGTCGGGATCGAACACGCCGTCGTCGTCGTAGGTCCACATGCCGCCGATCGCGAACTCGGCGTTCTCGAGCGTCATCTGGACGGTGAGGTTGCAGGTCTTGATCGCCGGCATGGTGAGCTGGATCGGCCCCCTGCCCCAGACGTCGCGGCCGGTCTTGTTCCAGCGCACCGTGACGGCGGGGCAGCTGCCCTCGCCCTCGTCGACGCGGCTGTAGACGACGGCACCGTGCTCCCTGAACTCCGGCAGCACGACGAGGAACTGGTGCTTCTCGCTGCCGGGCTCGCCCGACATGCGCCAGGTCGCGCACTCGACCTTGACCTCGCGGCGCGGCTCCTTCTTCAGCACCCGCTCGATCTCGGCCGAGAAGGTCGCCTGCGGATAGCAGGTCCTGACGTCCTCGAGCGCGATGCGGCGCCACCAGAAGCGCCCCTTCACGCCGCCGCGGCCGTCGGGCAGCAGGGCGACGCCGGTAGGATCGAGGCTGGTGAAGAACACCTCGCCCGGCCAGTGGCCCTGCTCGAGCAGCAGGTTCATGGTGCCGATCGCGAGGTCGATCATGCCCTCGCCGACCTCGATCCCCATGTTGCTGTTCTGCCAGCTCTCGTGGATCATCCGCGTCAGCTCGGCCAGCTTCGCCTCGCCGTCGGCGTTCTGCAGGTGCAGCGGCGCATCCGGCCCGAGCTCGAGAGAGAAGATCTCGCCGTACTCGGGCATGTAGCCCGAGGCCAACCGCGAGGCGAGCTTGGGGACGGCGATCACCGCCGTCTCGTCGTAGATCAGGTCGGAGCGGTCCTGGCCCGGCGCCTCGCTGAAGAAGCCCTCGCGCAGCGGCATGGTGTAGCTGTAGATCTCCTGCCACACCGAGACCCAGGGATTGCGCCGCTTGTCGGCTTCCTTCTTCAGCTTCTCCCACTGCTTGAACAGCGACTTGCCCTCGTCGTCGCCGGCAGGCTGGCGGCGACGGCGCGCTTCGGCGGCCGCGGCTTCCTTCGCAGTGGCGGCATAGGACTCGGCCGGCCGGGGCGTGCGCGCCATCAGACGGTCTCCGCCAGGCTGTTGCCGCCGCCCAGCGTGCGGTCGGAGTAGCCGGTCATGCCGTTGGTCGTGAATGCCGCGAGCCCGCCGGCACGGCTGCGCTGAACGCGCTTCAGCTCGACCTTGGCCTCCTCGGCATCGTTCTGGGCCTTGACGCGGGCCGCCTCCGCATTGGCGCGATCGCGCTCCTGCTGCAGCATGCTGACCATCGCCCAGGAAGCGCCGCCGTCGCCTCCGCCACTACCGAAGCTCATCGCCCTCTCCTACGTCGCCGACAGGCTGTTGCCGCCCCCCAGCGTGCGCGCATAGCCCTGCATGGATCCCGAGACGAAGCTCTGGACGCCGCCGGCCTGCGCTCTCTTGGTGCGCAGGCGCTCGGCCTCCCCGGCCAGCCGGTCGGCTTCAGCCCGTGCGCTGTCGGTCTGCGACCGCAGCGTATCGAGCTCGCGCTGACGGTCGCGGCCCTGCACCACGGCTCCCGTGACCAGGGAGCTGATCGGATCGCTGCCGCCCATCTGCACGCTCATCGACACCTCTGGCGGGGATAACAACCTCGGCGCCGGCGGCCAGCAATTCACATCGGAGCTGCCAGCCGGAGCGGAAGAAGTTCCAGCGCGCCGGCAGGCCCATCGCCTGGCGGGCGAGCGTCATGCAGGTGTTGGGCAGCAGCGCATGCAGGACGGAGCCGGCGGCGCTGGCCTGCTGGTCGTACTGCAGCACCTCGGTCGCGGCCGCCATCATCCGCGAGGCGCGGACCTCGCCGATCGGGCAGACGAATATGCCGCGCATGCCCCACTCGAAGAGGACCCACTGGCCGTTGCCGGTCGGCGACAGCAGCGCGACATGGCTCCAGCCGCGGCGGCGGCGGGCGACCCAGCGCATCGTCCAGTGCACGTCGTAGGGGAAGAACAGCACCAGCCAGCGGCGCTCGTGTGCGACAGGCTTCATCGACTTCCCCATCTCGACGCGGCACGGCGGCTACCGAAGCCGCGGCCTGCCGCCTGGCGGGAGAACGGCGTGCCCTTTCTCTCGATCGTCGTGGACTTCTGCCGGCGGCCCTGATTGATGATCGGCCGCCATGCGCCGCAGCGCAGCACGCCGTACTGCAGGCCGTCGTGCGGATGGCTGGCGCGGTTCTTGGCCGGCCGGGTGTCGTACTGGCCGCGGCTGCCACCCGACATCGGCTTGTAGTGGTAGGCGCCACGGAAGCCCGCGATCAGGTGGTGGCAGTTCGGCGAGACGTTGAAGCACGGCCCCTCGGGCTTGATCTCGGTGAGCAGCGCCGACACCGCCTCGATCCGCACCAGAGGGTCGTTGGTCGGCGCCGAATGGATGGTGACGCCGAGGCTGCGGGCGATCTCGGAAGGCGCCAGGTCGTCGGTCTCCTTCATGTCGTCTCCCGAGGGGTCGCCCGCCATGTCGAACGTGAAGTCCTGCCAGCCCTTGCGGACGATCTCCTGCTTCAGGAGCTTGATGAAGGTGCGGGTCGAGACGCCGGCCAGCAGGAACTCGTGGAACACGAAGACGCGGCCGCCGATGTACTGCAGGAAGATGGCGGCCGGCGTGCGGCCGTAATCGACGCCGACATGGATGGCGTGCTTGGGGTCGGGCACATAGACCTTCGCGAGGATGTGCTGCTCGTCGCTCCACTCGCCGTAGACGGCCTTGCCGGCGATGATGTCGGCGTACTGGTTGAGGATGTAGACCCTGATCCAGGTGCGGCTCTTGCCGCTGATCATGTCGCGGTAATACTTCTCGCTCAGGCCCTTTCGGATCACCACGCCGCTGTCGTTGACGATCTCGCGGTTGGCCCGCTCGGGGTTCATCTCGTAGCCCGAGACCTTGCCGGTCTCGTCGAACACCTCGAGCATCGCCGGCGGCTGGGTGTAGAAGCGCCAGCCGGCGGGCCTGACCAGCATCCTCTTCTCGTCGTCGGTCATCCACTCGGGCGGCTCGACGTCGCCCGCCATGATCGGCCACCAGTGCTCCTCGCCCGGCGAGTTGGTGTCCATGATGATGCCCGACCAGGACGGGCCGCCGAGCGCCGGCGAAGGGTATCGGTTGATGCGGCCGGTCAGGGCGTCGAGGATTTCCTTGGCGATCTCCCGCGCCTCGTTGATCCAGGTGCCCGTCAGCTCGAGAGAGAGGAGCTTCTTCACGTCCTCGGGCTTGTCGAGGGCGATGAAGACGATCTCGGCGCGAACCTGCGTGCCGTCGGGAAGCGGATAGTCGAGATAGTGGGTGAAGGGCGCCGACCAGGCGAACTCGCCGAGTGCATCGGGCACCCAATCGCGCCACGTCTTGACGGTGGTGAGCTTCAGCTCGGGAAAGGTGTTGCGCACGATCGCCCAGCGGCTGTAGCGGATGCGCTGGACGACGCGGCCCTCGCTGTCCTTGACCTCCCACGGCGCCTGCTCCTGGCAGTGCTTCAGGATGGCGTGGACGCAGAGGACCGACTTGCCCGAGCCAAAAGGGCCGCGGATGCCGCGCACCAGCGACGTCGTGTCGTAGAGGAAGCGCGCCCCTTCGTCGTCGGGCGGCAGGTAGATCGGAGGCGGGGCGAGAAGCCCCAGGTCGTTCTCGACCGTGGACTTCGACGTGCGCCCCGCGACGCCGTTGCGCCGTGCCTTAAGTGCTACCGCCAGGGCTCACGCCGGCGGCATTGCTGACCGCCGTCTCCGGGTAGACGAAGCGGTACGCCCGCAGCTTGCCGACGAGGGGTGCGAGCACGGCGCTGCTTGCACCGTCGCGCATCTTCACGACGGCAAGGCGCAGCTCATGGAGCTCCCTGCTGTCCAGCAGCGGCGGATCGAGGGCACAGGTGCCGCCCACGAAGTCCTCGAAGCAGCGCTCGTGGCGGACGATCTCGGCCTCGAGCCTGTCCTGCAGCCAGCCCGTCAGGTGCGCTTCGATCTCGGCCGCGACGGCGAGGGAGGCTTTCTCTTCGGCTTCGGCGCGGGCTTTCTGCCGCTCCGTGCGCGGGTCGAGCTTCTGGTTGTCCTGCTCGGCCGAGCCTTGCGCGCCGGCTTTCTCTTTCGCCATGTTCTCTTCTCCGTCGTCGCCTCTTCGGGTTCCGTCAGGGCGCCCATGTTGACGCCCGAGCCGGTGTCGAGCGGCGCCCCGCCACGCCGTGCGTCGGCCGCGGCCAGGGCGTCGGCGATCTTGATCTGGTCGCTCCTGCCGCTCACGGGCCACTGCAGCACGCCATCGCTGTCGATCGTTGCACGCCTGATCGGATGGTCGGCCGGCAGGCCTGCATAGGGGTCGGTCACGCGCTTTCTCTTCGCCATCATCCGTCCTTCCCGATGCCCATCAGGTCGAGCCTGCCGTGGTCGATCGCCATGCGGCCCGTCCGCCTGTCGCGCTTGAAGATCTTCTCGTCGACCTCGGCGGCGATCATGCGCTGGGCGACCTTCGGAGAGAGAGCTTCGATCAGCTTGTCGGCCTCGCGGTTCGAATAGAACTCTATCGGGTAGTGCCGCAGGTGGATCTTCTTCACCGCCGCCCGCAGCCGCTGCAGGTCGCGGTGAGAGAGAGAGGCCAGGATCATCGCGCCGTCGGACGGACGATCCGACAGGTCCTCGCCCTCCTCCGCCGAGAAGCGCTCGAAGTCGCTGCCGAGAGCCACGCCGGTCATTCGGGCGCCTCGCCGACAGTCACGCGCATCGGCGGCGGCGTGAAGCACAGCAGCGTCAGGTGGACCTTGGCGCCGGCAAGGAGCGCCGCAAGCTCCTCGGGCGTCGGCTCGAAAGCCATCGTGATCTCGTGCGCGCCGCAGGGAGCCTCGCCGTCGCGCACGAATAGCGGCAAGTAGCCCTGAGCCTCGCCCAGGACGCGGGTCGCGCCTTCGATCCGTGCTCCGATCATCGGACGATCCGGGCGCCGATCTCGAGGAGGGCCAGCGCAAGGATCGCTGCCCTGCTCGCCGTCAGGTCGAAGCCACAAACGGTAATGCTGTGGACGACGTTCAGCGTCGATCGGATACGGTCCATCGGTGCTCCTCAAGCCTCAGTGTCGTCGGGGTAGATCACCGGCCGGTACGCGATCTCCTCAGCAAGACGGAGACGCTGTTCGGCAGGTACGTGCTGGAGAGCCTCAATCGCTCCGGGTGCCGGAGGGATGGTCGGCAAAATCATGTGCGTGGGGGCCTTCCCCCCACAGCCCCGGTGCGTTTTCAAGGCACCCCCTCCTTGTGGGGGGAAGCCAACGGGTCCCATCGACCCTTCGACTGCCTGCGGCGCTCCGAACCGGCTCACGGCTGCTCCTTAGGAGGAGGACCGAACGTGAAGGAGTAGCCAGGGCCCGAGTGCCCCGCCTGTGCGCTGCTGTGGTTGCCCAGACCGGCCCTGTCCTGCAGCGCCGCAGCAGCCTTGTAGCGCATGTTTTCGTCGTCGCTGCGGGTGAGATCGGACATGGTTTGGATCGATCTGGCGGCGGCTACACCCAGCGCAGCCAGCGCCAGCTCCGCCATGAACCGCTGCACAGCGGGGCGACGAAGTCTCGTAGCTGCCCACGCGTGGCTGCACTTCAGTTCCCGGCAGATCGCCCGGTTCGATTTCTGCGTATGGATCAGCAGCGTCACCAGCGCGACCGTATCGTCGTCGAGATCGGGATGCTCCGAGCGCAGCTCTGCGGCGTGCTTCTGGACCTTCTCGAGGGGCACGACGGGCAGCTTGTTCGCGGCCGCGATCAGGTCGCGGTTGCGGGGCTTGCCGGGATGGGGCTGGCCTTTGGGCTTGGGCGCCATCGGCTCGATGTACCTGCTTTGTTCACCCGGAACAAGCAGCAGTCGGGCTGAGGAGAGCGTCGACCCGCGCACGCAAGGGGACAGTGCGTCCCAGCCCTGTGTCAAGTCCTGCCGGCCATACTGTCGATGGCGCCGGCATCGGATGGGTGCACGGCAGCGAACGATCTACATCTGGGCGACTGCAATGGTCAGCACCCGTTCCCCGTTCTAACCCGTGAGACGGTGAGGTGTCCCCGGCGGCCAAGCGGCCGCCTATGACCGCGGGTGCAAGACGCGGCGCCGAAGCGTTCGGATCGGGCGGCTGCGAGCGCGCCTGCCCGTTCGAGAGAGCCATGACGATGCAGTGCGTTTCAACGAAGAGGACCGACATGGCCGATCGGATCGACAGCTTCAGCGGTGATTACCGCTTTCTCAGCAACTTCCACCCGTCGCCTATCGTCGTGCGCTCGATCGTCTTTCCCACGGTCGAGCACGCCTACCAGGCGGCCAAGTACCGGAAGGACGTTGCTGATCGCACCGGCCTGCAGGCCAGCATGGCCGCTGTGCCGTCGCCCGGCGTTGCGAAGCGCCGCGGCCGAGCAATCGAGCTGCGGCCGGATTGGGAGACCGTGAAGATCCCGATCATGCGGGCGCTGCTCGGGCTCAAGTTCGCTGACGAGGGCTTGCGGGCGCTGTTGCGCGCCACGGCGCCGGCCGAGCTGGTCGAGGGCAATACCTGGGGCGACAGGTTCTGGGGCGTCTGCAACGGCCAGGGCGAGAACCACCTCGGCAGGCTGCTGATGGAAGTAAGAGCCGGGTCGCACGACCGAGTGTGAAACACTCTCTCGTACACGCGCCATTGTACCGGGGGAAACCTTCCGCCGCTCAAGGGGACGGCGCGTCGCAATCGGACCTGCATCGACAGCGCGTGCAACGCGCCGTCGCAGGCTGAAGCCTGCCAAGCCCTTGACCGGCTCCCTCCCCCGGTGCCCCGCGTGTGCTCGAGGAGAGCTCGAGCCACGGCGCGATGGTGCGTCGTGACGATGGGAGATTACCATGTTGACTGCACTGCTTACCGGCCTGGCCGTCCTTCTCGGCGTCTTCGCCGAGCGCATCGTCTTCGCCGTCCTGATCCTGCTGCTCGCCCGTTGGGTGAGCCGCCGCATCCGCCGGTTGCTCGCGAAGGGAGCCACGAAGGTTCGTGGGTGCTTCGCACGACTGCAGAAATGGTTGAATCAATTCCGGCATGGCGTTCGTTACGCGGTCGGACCGACCATCCGCGTCGTTGCGTAAGCAACCCACTAAGAACAGGGGAAACATCATGACGACGATGCAGGAGGCTTTTGCCAAGGCCGGGATCGTGCCGATGAATTGCGGCACCGACCATGACGTTGCTGCGGCCGCTCTCGAGTCGCAAGATCAGGCGACACGAGAGAGGGCGCTTCAGGAGCTGATGGCGGGTGGAGAGATCGCGATGATCGACGGCCGCTACGTCCATGCCTGCCCGATCCCGGAGGGCTATCTCGAGACGATGCAGCGTGTCGTGACGCTGAGGCATCAGCGCGTCACCAGCCACGTCAAGCTGGTCGCCGAAGAGACCATGAAGGCCGAGGGATACACCAGTGCCCGGGAGTTTTCGGTGGCGCAGATGCGCGAGGCAGCGAGGTGGATCAACAACAACGATCTCCCCCTGCCCCGCGTGCTCACCGACGAGGTCACCGACCTCGAGCCGCCGCCTGTCAGGGAGCTTCGCCGCAAGCGCCGCTACTTCGACCCGGCCGACATGGACATGGATCCGCTGGAGCTGCTGTCGATCGACGACCAGCGCCGCATCGTCGACCAGGCCCGCCTTGCCGTTCGCGTGCTCGAAGGCACCGCCGACTGGGATGCGGCCTTGCAGATCGTGCCACCGAAGATGATCGACTCGATCTTCCTCTACGGCTCCGAGCGGATCATCCACCAGCTCGAGGAGCAGGGCAAGGCGATCACCCAGAAGATCGCCGAGCTGCAGCGCGACTCGACCAGCGAGGAGATCACCAACAACCAGGTCGATCAGCTGGAGGCCCGCCGCATGGCGCTTCGGGTGCAGCTGCGCCACATGCAGCTCGTGCGCAAGGGCTTCCTGCTGGAGAGAGAGGACGTCGTCGGCCGCGCCGGGATCGACTGGCCGAAGTACCTCTCGCTCAAGGAGCGCGCCGAGCGCAGTGTGCAGGCGTACCGGCAGAAGCGCAGCAGGCGCAAGGCCCAGCTCGAGACCCTGCGGACGATGCCCGAGCACGAATATCGCAAGTGGCTGCGCAGCCAGTCGGCCTACAAGCCACGGCACGACGGGGTCGATGCCGATCCGGGTGCCGACACGGTCTCCCCCGCCCTGGACGAATAGTCCGGGGACACCTGCCGGGCCGCGGTGCAGCAGCGATGCTGCCCGC